TCAGGCAGCTTGGAAAACCCAGCACCGCACGGTTTTCGGTTTGTTGGCGGCATCGGTATCCCATGCCGAGCAGACGTTTCTGTTGGTCTCAACGAACTTGGGGCACTTACTGGTTTTCAGGTGGCGCTTGAGCTCGGTTAGGTCCGGGACTTTCTGGCGTTTCTCTGCGGCTTCTTTGGCGAAGTCGTTAAGATTCACCGCGATCAGGCCGTCATTGCGGGAGTGGTTGAGCCCACCTGCAGTGCTGTTCAAGTATTCGTACAGCTCCCAGAACTCGACGACGATCGGGTGATCAGCGTTGATTGCCAGCTGGCGTTCCTTGGCCATGCTCCGGATCTCGGCGTGGGCCGCGTCCACCTGGTGCTTTTTCAGTGGGACAACGTGAACCAGGGCGTCGACTAGGGCGTGCAGCTGGGCGTGATTCTTCGCGATCCGGACGGTGCGGATCTCGGGCAGGGCCAGCAGCTGCTGTTCGTATTCGGGCCCCTTTTTGCGGACGGTCTCCATCACCTTACTTTCCATCATGGTGGCCTTGACCAGGAAGCCGCTGACGCGGTCGACCGGCATACGCTCGAGCTTTTCCACCAGCAATTTGGTTTGTGGGGTCTGCCCGTCCTTCGTCATGGCGATGTGCACCAGGCGTTGAAGAATGGGTTCGGAAGCGTTCACCGCGTGGTTCTGGCCGATTACCACAGCGCCACGGAAAGGAGGCTCGCGGGTGTCGTTGCCGTTGTTCTTCACACCGGTGGAGCGGACGCTGCGACCGTTGTAGGCGGTTTTCAGTTCGTCCCAGTCGTATTGTTTGGTTTGGCTGCCATCGGTCTTTTCCCGCTCCGATTCGATCAGCACCACCGGCAGATTGCCGACCTGGGCGAAGTTACGTGCTCGAGCAACTGGGGTGCCCTTGGTTGGGTCGAAACCCTCGTAGTCGATACGACCGCAGAGCTTCCATAGGAACTCGATCAGCGTGGACTTACCGGCGCCTGGCTCACCGATGATTTCCATGAAGGGGTAGCTTTTTTGGTGCTGCCGGATCTGCTCGGCGAACAGGGAGCCGAACCAGAATGCGAGCGCGACCAGGCCCTTGGCACCGAAGCATTGCCAGATGATGTCCATCCACTCGGTGTCGAACTTCTCCAAGTCCGTGTTCAGGTTGAGGATCACCGACTGGCTGAGAGTCTTGATGCTCAACCGGTCCATGTCGAAGAAGTCCTCTTCGTTCAACTTGAACACTTTCCCATCGCGCACCGCCACGTCGCCGTAGACATACGCGCTGTGCTCACGGGTGTAGCCGGTGAAGTCGATGGTCTGAACGGTTTTGAGGGCGTCGGTTTGCTCCTCAATGAAGGCGTCCAGCTGCTGGGTGGTGCCGGTGAACATCCCGCCCGGCGCAATGCCGAGCAGGCGCTTCTTGAACTCTGCAGACGAGGCGATCTGCGAGCTGGTGAAGGTGTTCTTGATCGGTGCCGCATCGTGAGCAAATGTGATCCGGAAGTAGTACCAGGACTCGTCGGTGAGCTTGTTTTCCTGGTAGTACAGGGCCTTCGGGTTACAGGTTGCGATGCGCTGCAGCGCGCCGCACTGCTGCATGGCCTTGGAGCGCATCTGTTTGTTGTTCAACTGCTGGTCTTCGTGGTGGTCGCTGTCCTCGAGCTCTTGGATCGCCTTGTTGTACTTCTCCAGGTCGAGCTTGAACCAGTACAGGCGGTTACCGTATTCCAGGTGGAATTCGCTGCGGCGCTTCCAATCGAACATCACCAGGGCCTTCTCGGTGGCGTTCTCAGCGATCAGCAGGGCACCGTGATGCCGAGCGGTGGTGATGTCTTTGTCGACCTGAGTATCACGCTTCTCGCCTTCGTCCAGGAATTGCCAACGCTGGTGCAGGTCGTTCCAGTCGACCTTTCTGTTATCCCGTTGGGGGATCTGGGCTGCTTCGCAGGTGAAGCCCAGCTCACGGGCCATACGGACCCAACGCTTGGTGTAGGCGTGTGCACCTGGTTCGTTATCCAGCGCCCAAACCAGCTTTGGCAGGTTGCCCGGACGAGCCGCCACCAAGGCTTGCAGAGAGTCGGCCGGGAACGCGTTGGAGGACATTGCCGACACGGCGGCAACGTTGTGATGTACCAGGGCAAGCGCGTCGAATATGCCCTCGACGATCCAGATCTCTTTCGCCTCGAGCACGTCGACGCAAGGCGGGCACCACCACACTCCTTTGTAGGACTCTCCCGGCTGGAAGCGTGCTTTCATCTTGCCGAAGCGCGACGGCTTGTCGATCAGGCGTTCCCAATAGCCTCCTTTCTCCAGGGCGAAACGGACCGTCGCACTGCCGGCGTCGTGCTGGGTGGAGTAGTACGTTTCCTGCGTGAACCAACCACCGATCAATGAAATATTGAAGCCGCGGGCAAACTCAAGGTATGCACGTGCTGTCGCTGTGGGGGCGTTCTCAGTAGCTGGAACGCGCTTGCTCCAGTCTTCAAAGAGGTCGTCGTAGATCTCTTTCACATGCACTGTGTGGCCGCACTTTTCCTGCCGACCACAAATCAGCTGCCACGGACTGTCGAAACGGGTGTACAGCTCTTTTTTGTTGCACTTGGGACAAGTTCCCCCACGCATGTAGTTGGTGGGCGCACGGTGTTTGAGGCCGAATTCGGACTCGATGCGCTGCAGAACGTCGTGACGCAGATCGTCTCTCATGATTACTTCACTGCCTTTAGGCTAAGGCCGAGGCTCTGGATTAAGGCGCCGATCAGGTGCTTTTGAGCAGCCATCACCGGGCTGTTGGCGAGAATTGATCCGTGGCGCAAGCCATCAGGAATCAGGCGGTACTGATCTGCATACCAGAGGTCATTGAGGCTGAGACGGTATTGCTCGCGCAGGTTGGCCAAGAGCGCTTGGGCCTGACCTGGTGTCAGTTTTGCGTTGATGTTCATGGCGTTTTCCATCGTCAAACCTCTATTCCGGGCGCAGCTCACCCAAACCCACAGCGGCGGGACGGGCGATTCAGTGGGTGAGTATTACGGTGCGGCTATGCGGAAACGACCGTTGTCCGGTGCGTTGAGAATGCGTTCGTAGATCAGGCTGACAGGAACAGCCCAAGCGTTACCGGTGGCGGGATCGATGATGACTGTGTGCGTCGATGTGCTGCTCTTCATGTCCAATCGCTGCCGATCGCGGATCGCTGACATATCGCTGCACGCCAGGTGCACAAGCTTTTCGGCTGTGGTCGTCAAGACGTCGTAGTCGGTCACCAAGTGCTGCACTGCACGGTCGAACAGCTGTTGATCGTCGCCTAGGTGCTCGCATTGGTGGCGCTCCAGAAATGCGAGCGCAGCGGCTTTGAGCACGTCCTGGTATTCAAGTACCGCAGGCAGATGATTCATTGAGTAACCCCTGATTTGTTGCGGTACAGGTCGATGGCTGCCAGCACTTCGGCGTGACGTGCTGCCATGTGCAGGTTGTGGGCATTGAGGATGTGTTCCGCTTCGACTTCGGAAATGCATCCGTCCGCCAACGCCTTTGCAATTTCTTGGTCAACACATCCCCGCTTGGCCGCAACGTTCACCGAAAGGGTGTACATCTCGACATTGTCCAAGTTCTCCGGATCTGCCACCGGAACGAACAAACCGCCGTACATTGCTGCTACGTAATTGGGTAAATGCTGCGTGCCTGCTTCCTGCTCCAGCTGGTAGAGCTGGGTGTCTGATAGCGGACGGCTGTTGTTGTTTTCATAAGCGTGGTTGTCGAATTTTTTCTGCGCCAAACCTATGCGCGCTGCAGCACATTCCCGTCCACCTGGATAACTACAGATGATGGCGCTGACTACTTCTCGGCGAGTCTTTAGAACTAAACTTTTCATGTTCTGGTTTTCCCTGTGGCTCAGCACCATTACTGTTCAATCACGCCGTCTTTGATTCCAAGTAGTACGGCGGCGCGATGTGCCTCCCCACGGCGACAACGGCTTTGGCCACTCAGCACCGCGTACACGGTGCTGGGATTCAGATTATGCTGTTCAGCGAAGTCCTTTGCGGATTGACCGCGTTTAACCAAGTTTTCACGCGCTTGTTGTCGGGCTTGCTCGGTGATGCTTGTGTTAGGCATAGTGCAGTTCCGTGCATTTTCATGTGGTGTGAGATGCAGAATGATGCACTTAGATGCATTTGTAAATATAAGAGATGAATAATTTTGCACCTTTCCGAAGAGATAGGCTCCCGACTGCAGGAAGAACGTAAGCGTTGCGCTTTAACGCAGAACGAGATCGCAGACGCGCTTGGAATAGCCAAACGGACCCAAGCCAATTACGAAGCTGGAACGAGTGATGCGACAGCGTCTTACTTGAGCAAAGTCGCGAGCCAGTTCGGTTTTGATGTCCCCTATATCCTCAATGGCATGCGCACTACGTTGGCGGTGGACGCTCTCAGCAACGTCGAAGACCTGCTAGTAAAGCAATACAGAAGCATCACACCATTCGACCAGGAGGCGATTCGTCGTTTCCTGCAAGCCATGGCCGACGACGCCGCCCGTCATCGGAATTAACTTGTAACAAATCATGTGCGGCATTCGTCGCCCCCTTGTACTAAAGCCCGATCCGGCCCCGTCAACGTCGATTCAGCAATGCACTTTATGGAGCAGTAAGCATGTTGGATCGCAAGAAAGACGAGCTTGGTAATGTCGGAACCACCGAGTCCGAATGGATTAACCTGACCAAGATTGAACGTCGTCTCATTCGGGCGTACCGCCTGTTGAATGAGCAGGAGCAACTTCAACTTCGGCGGATGTCCCAGGTACTCGCGACCAATCCCAAAGGGCCGGTCAGCAGCTGATATTCCCGATCGTCAGTCGCCCATTCCATGTAACCGATCGCCGACAACCTTGAGTCGGCGGTTTGCGCCTTACGCCACCGCTTGTGAACCAAGCTGCTCAAATAGCTCACGCTGTTTTGCCCTGGGCATATCCCTCAAACGGTCGAACAACATCCTTTCGAATGACTGAGCTGACGGGCTCAGCGTGTGTGAAAACGTTAGGTTCGCGACCCATGTGTGCCCGCACTTTGCGTTCAGGCACTGGCAGTACAGCTTCGCGAAATCCACGGAAAGCTCCTCTCTCGAAGCGATACGCCCCTTGTGTCCGCATTTGCATACAACTCGCATTGTGTCCCTCCCCAGGGCAACCAATCGCCACTATCTTGCCACAATATGTAGTGGCAATCTCTGTACTATGCACTTGATGTGGTTGAATCAACTGCCTCTTCTGGCTTTATCCAGGTGAATCGCCTGTCTTCGCGAAGCGTGTCATTTAACTGGTTGAACAGCTGGCAGATCGGACGAATCTCGTTGCTGGTGTACACCCGATCAATCTTTTCGATATCGCCAAATCCCACGTTATTTTCCGGGATGATGCCGGCCAGTGCAGGGTTCATGCGCCAAGCCGCAATGACGTCGTTTCGGGTGATGTTCTTCACTTTTTCCAGCTCGTCCTTGGCCTGGAAATCCCCGACTGGAATGATCTGAATTGCCTTCTCAGTGCCACCGGGGATGTTCACGAATAACGATCGGAAGTTGCCCACGCCTTTGCTTGCGCTGATCTGTTCGCGCAACGATTCTTCGTCGTCCTCAGTCAGGTTTGGGTCGTTGGTGTAGAAGATATAGCCCGCATGGGCGCCGTTGCTGTAGTAGCGCCGGCGGAAGAGGGTAGCGGCCTCATTGAGCAGCAGCGCCTGCATGCCGCCCAGGTACTCAGGCACGCCGTAGATGTTTTGTTCCACGTCATAGTTCATGACGTGCTCAACCTCGTCCTCTTTGAACTCCAACTCTTTGCCGTCCTTCTGCAGCATCACAAACCCGCCACCCACTTTGACTCGCATGTTGATCGCCGGCAGGTGGTCCATCTCCAGCACCTGGCCGAACGCGTTTCGGTTACGGCGAAAATACGCCTCGCCGAACACCATAAAATCCAGCGCTGCACAGCTCATGGTCTTGATTGAGCAGCCTTTGGACGATACGAACTCACGCAGCAACAGGTTGCGCTTGAACCCCGGAATGGCTCCGTGGTGCGCGTTGGCGCGCAGCAATTTGGCCAGGCCTTGGCGTGACACCGGTGGCGTGTAGGTTCGTCCGTCGTGGGTGGCGAACACGCCCAGGTAGTGCCCGATGTTTTCGGTCAGAACCTGTTCCGGTGCACCGAATGAAAACGCTCGCATCGGACCGGTTGCCGGTGGTTGCGGCTGATTTTTTGCTGGTTTGCCCATGGGTGCTTGATCCGCTAAATGTGTAGCGGCTGCGCCGCTGTTTGTTGGTGTTGAGAGGTTCATGGGCCAAGGCGTGCATGATCGCCCAGGCAATATCGGCATGACCGGAGGCGTCAGTGCGTGATGCGCTGTAGGTGACTTGACCGCCGCCAGTGGTGCCGCGCTTGATCGTCAGGAAGGCCTGAGCGATATCGTTCCAGCCGGCATCCCACTCGATGCGGCTGCCTTGGATCGTGTCCTGTGCCTTGAGCACCAGGGTATTTTTGGTTTCGAGGCTGTAGTGGATCGAGGTCGCACGCGGGTAGAAGTCGCGCACCAGGTCGAACACGCCGTAACCGATGCCGGTGGTATCGATGCCAATGTGCTGCACGTTGAAGCGCTCGGTGAGTTTCTTGACCTGGTCGGCCTGGTACTTGAACGATTGCCCGCGCCAGCTGTGCTTCTCCAAGATTCGGAACTTGCCGCCGTCCTCGAGCGGCGGTGCGATAACCACGCAGCTGGCATCGTCGCGGGTACGGCTGGGGTCGTAGCCGATCCAGACGGGGCTGTTGCCAAATGGGCGTGGATCGTCGGGGTCGTAGTCAGTCCACAACGACAGGTCGGAGTAACAGCGCTCCAGGTCGACCAGGGAAAAGGCGCTCTGCGTGCTGTCGATGAATTTGCACATGAACAGCTGTTGAAATTTGTCCTCGTCGTACTCCAGCTGCAGCTGCTCGAGGTCGAACAGATCGCAGCCGCCGGCAATGGCATCGAGGATGGTGATGACCTTGCGCCATTGCCCGTCCGGACACAGCGAGCCAGCCGCGGCTTGGGCTTCGCTGGGCCACGGATCCTTGGCGTTCTTGCGTTTGCTGTTGCGGAATTTCTCACCGGTCCAGAACGGGTACGCCTGGTGCGATACCGCGCTGGGCGTTGAGAAATAAGTCTTCCGCCACTTCTTGTGTGTGGCCATCGCACTGGCGACGGTGTTCAGCTTTTCGAAGTCGCGGATCCAGAAATATTCGTCAACGTAGACGTGGCCATGGTGACCCTGTGCGGTGCTGCTGTTGGTGCTGAGGAAACGCAACTCGGCCCATGGCTTGCCGTTTTTGCTCAGCACGATCGGGTTGCCGGTCAGCTCCAGGCCGAACCATTCCTGTGCGAACGACACGATGTAGCTGCGGAAAATCTCGGACTGGGCACGGCTGGCCGACAGAAAGATCTGGTTGTCACCGGTTAGCACGGCGTCCATAAATGCTTCGCCGGCGAAGTAGTACGTCAGCCCCACTTGGCGGCTTTTGAGGATGTTCCGGATCCGGCTCGTCAGCGGGTTCTGTTTGGCGGCAAACAACTCCTTCTGATAGCCGTACATTTTGCTGATGAACTTGTCGAGGAAGTCCACCTCGGTCAACTCGCCGACTTCGTTTTTAGCCTTCTTCTCGCGCTTCTTCCCGCCCTTGTCGTTGCGATCGCCTCGCTCCCGGCGCTCGTTCCGTTGTCCTTCTTTACGCTGTCCATCGTCCGCCGGTAGATCACCGATCGGCGCCGGTGCCGGTTTCGCGGATTGCTTCAACAGTCGATCGCGGACAGTAGTCAGACGATCGAGCTCGTCCAGGTCGCCCTTGGTCAATGATGTGGATTTGTCCAGGAGGAGGGTGATTCGGCGGCCTACAGCCGTCAGCGGTTCCTCGTCCGACAGCATGTCGTCCCACTCACCCTGGCGGATCCAGTAGTAAATGATTCGGATGTTGGGCAGGGACAGTTGCGCCTGAATTTCACGCGGCTTGCAGCGGCGCAAATAGAGGCGTTTAGCGGCTTCTTTAAGTTCGGGGGCGTATGGCATGGCCACAGTCTATGCGGCGAAAACGCTATAAACGTGAGCTGAAAATCCGGGCTTGACCTATATCCGCGAAATAGGACCAAGGCAAAAGTGAACCGTTTGTTTGGTGGTCTGCCGGTGCATATCGTGGCGGCTCAAATCACCGATTGAGCGCAGTTATCGCCCATGCCCCGTTCCCTTGTTTCGTTCTGGAAACGTGTCGCCACCAGCGGCACCACCGCTGATGGTCGCGAGATCCTTCCCCAGGAACTGCGTGATATCGCTGAGACCTACAGCCCAACCAAATACACGGCGGTGATCTGGTGTGAACACGAACGCTGGCCCGGTTCCTACGGGGCCGTCTTCGCGGTACGCCTGGTGGAAGAAGCGGACGACCTGGAGCCAGGCCAAGTCGGTTTGGAAGCCCAGCTCAAGCCTAATGACAAGTTGCTCTGCCTCAATGACCAGGGCGAGAAGCTGTTCACCAGCATCGAAATCACCCCGAACTTCGCAAACAGCGGCAAAGCCTACCTATCTGGCCTTGCCGTGACCGATTCGCCGGCCAGCCTGGGCACCCAGGAACTCTACTTTTCCCGCAAAACCGGCGAACCCGTGCATTACGCCGCGTCTGTCCCTCTTGGCGAGCTGGGTGATGAGGAGCCCAAGGGAGAAATTGGCAAGTTGACCAACCTGCTGACCCGCCTGTTCAAGCGCTTCGCTGTTGATGACACCACCACCGAAACGACCCAGACCACCCCCACCGAGAGCAAACCCCCAATGGATGAAGCTACAGCCAAGGCGTTGAAGGCCTTGATCGAACAACTCGGCCTCGTCGTCACCGGCCTCGCCGCTGTGATCGAACCGGCGACGGTTGAAGTCACCGACCCGGCGACCACTGAAGTCGATGACGTGAAAGAAGCCGTCGACGCCATCGTGACTGAGGCCGAAGCGGATCGTGAGTTCGCCAAGAAGGGTGGCGACAGCAAGCGTCTCGATCGTATCGAAGCGCTGCTGGAAAAAGCCTTCAACACCACCACCGGTCAGCCTTTGCCGAAAACCACCGGTTCCACCGAAATCAAAAAGCGGGTGCTGTGACATGAGCCAGCAATCTTTGAGCAATCGTGCTCTGAAGCAATACGCCTCGCTACGTGAAGCGATCGCCGAGACCTACGGTGTCGACGTGACTCGCCAGTTCAACGTCGAACCGAGCATTGCCCAGGAACTGAACGACAAGATCACCGAGCGTGCGGATTTCCTCGAACGCATCAACGTTGTGCCGGTGACTGAGATCAAGGGCGAGAAGGTCATGTTCGGTGTGAATGGTCCAGTGACCAGCCGCACCAACACCAAGACCACCGACCGCGAAGCGAAAGACGTTTCCGACCTGAACGGCCTGGGCTACGAGCTGTTTCACACTGAGTCGGACGTCGGTCTGCCGTTCGCCAAGATCGACAGCTGGGCGAAGTTCCCGGACTTTGCCGATCGCTACTCGGCGGCAGTGCAGAAGCAAATCGCCCTGGATCGCATCATGATCGGCTGGCACGGCTTGACCGCTGCCATCCAGACCAACCTAGCCACCAGCCCAATGCTGCAGGACGTGAACAAGGGCTGGTTGCAAATCGCTCGCGAGCAGATCCCTGAGCAGGTGCTTGAGGAAGGCGCGACCGCAGGGAAAATCACCCTCGGCGCGGGCGGCGACTACGAAAACCTCGATGCCCTGGTGCACGACGTCAAGCAGATGATCGACTCCGTGTTCCGTGACGGCGGCGACCTGATTGCCATCGTCGGCAGTGATCTGTTGGCGAGCGACAAGGCCAAGCTGTATTCGAACCAGGCCGGCAAACCGACCGAGAAAGAACGCATTGAAAGTGCTCAGGTCATCGCGACTTACGGCGGTCTGCCGACCTTTACCGTACCGCACTTTCCGGTCAACGCCGTTGTTGTCACCAGCTGGGACAACCTATCGATTTACTTCCAGGACAGCAGCTGGCGCCGTCACTTGATCGAGAACCCGAAACGTTCCCGTGTCGAGGATTACAACGGTCGCAACGAAGGCTACGTGATCGAGCAGCTGGAGAAATTCGCGGCCGCTGAAAAAGTGGAGCTGATCTGATGAGCCTGGCACTGGCGCACAAACGCCGCATTCAGGCCGACGGTCCATCAGTTGCCCGCACCGGTGCCGAAGCGATGGCCTATTCATCCGCCACCGCGCTGTCCAGTCCAGCCAACGGCAAGAAACACCTGAAGCTGATGGAAGACGCATTGGCGCAGGACCTGGAGCGCATCAGCGCGATCAACAGCCGCGAACTGCGTCAGCAACTCAAGCGTGACGAGCTGCTGCCCAAGTACCTGGACTATGTGCAGCGCTACCGCGATTCCGGATTGAGTTTCCCGAACTCGGTAGTGATGCAGGTTCTGGTCTGGCTGTTCGACACTGCGCAGTTCGAAGCCGGTCTGGATCTGGCGAGCTTCGCGATGGGGCAAGACCAGCAGCTGCCTGAGCGCTTCAAACGTGACGTGCCGACCTTCGTCGCGGATGAGGTGATCGACTGGGCTGAGACTGAGTACAAGGCCAAGCGCAGCCCCGAACCTTACCTCTCCGACCTGCTGCCATTGGTGGATGGCGAATGGAAGCTCTTTGAGCGCATTCCGGCCCGCTATCACAAGCAACTGGGGATCCTGGCTCTGGACCAGCGCGACTTTGCAAAAGCCATCACCCACTTCGAGCGTGCAGAAGCGCTGTACGAAGGCATTGGTGTCGGCACGCGCTTAGAAGGAGCTCGCAAGGCTCTGACGAAAGAACTGGCTGAGAAAGCCGCCGAATAACCGACTACCCCCCCGGCGAGAAACTGTGGATGTGAGCCAACCATTTATGGCCCTGACCCACTGAAACAGTTTTCCCGCCCCTATTCGAGTGCCCAGCAATGAGCTTTTCCGGGAAACCCACCACCTTTGTGGATCAGGCGGTCGAGAACGACGGCTTCTGGCCGAACCTCTCCCTGGCCGAGTTCCAGAAGGGTTACCGCCTGCCGGCGGAGTACCTGGTAGACATGCTGGTCACTGATCTGACCACCGCGATGATCGATGTCAACGGCGACCTCGCCAAGCGAAAGGCTGCTTGGCAAAACGCGGGCGTCACCACCGTGGAATCTGCTGACCCTCTGGTGCTGCCCGAGCGCACATTTCACGCAGCGACGTACAAGCGCGCTGTTTATTGCCGTGCCAAGGCCAGCTTGCTAACTCAATTCGCCACCGTGGCCCGCCGCGAAAGCGCCGAGAACACCGGCAAGGAACTGCCCGAGCGTGGCGAAACCTTTCTGGAGTTCAGCCAGCAGGCCGTTCGTTCGCTGCAGGGCCGTGGCCGCATTACGGCGGCACTCCTGTGATCAAACTTCGCGCCCTCACCACGTACCTGATCGAGAGGCAGTTGGTGCTGCCGGAACAGCTCGACAGCTGGACCGACCAGGTGAACCTGGAACTGATCTGGAAACCCGACCTCGGCGGCTTGCACATGGGTGACATGCGTTACAGCGCCACGATTGCTCTGGAGCGTTTCGCCGATCACCCCGGGCGCCTGATGGCGTTGGTGGGCAGCTGGCTTGAGGGTAACGACCAGGGGCGCGACGAACTGCCGGCGCCGAAGTTCGATATCACCATGCTCGACAACGATCTGGCTGACGTGGACATCACCCTGGAATTCAACGAGCCGCAATACCTGGCCGAGGATCCCGCCGGCGAGATCGAGGCCTTTGGCAAGACGTGGGCGTTTGTCCCGTTCGACCTGTGGATTGCCGAACACGGCGAGGTAGGCACCGGTGGCGCGTAGCACCTTCGAGCTCGATGCCCGGGGCTACCTGGGTGTGCGTGAGCAGTTGGCGTTGCTCAGCCTGCCGCCGCAACTGCGCCGGCGTTTGCTGAACAACGTCACCAAGCGCGTGCGGACGATGAGCCGCAAGCGGGCAAGGGATCAGCAGAACCTGGACGGCTCGCCTTTCGCGGCGCGCAAGGGGTCGGCCAAAGGCAAGAAGAAGATGGAAGCCGGCCTGGCCAAGCTGATGATCGTGACCCGTGTGAGCGCTGACGAAGCCGAACTGGGCTGGCGTAACGCGTTGACCAGTTGGGTGGCCGCACAGCAACACAATGGCGTCAGCGAGCGCCGCACTGCCGCCCAGATGCGCAAGTGGAACACCGTTCCCGTGGGGCTGGCTGCCACGGAAAAGCAGGCCAAGCGTCTGCGTCGGCTGGGCTTCAAGGTCCGCCAGGAAGGCAAGAAGAGTCTCACGCGCCCGTCAGTGGCGTGGATTCAGGAACATGTGAATTACGCCAAGGCCGGCCTGCTGATCCGCATCCTGGACGACGAAAAAGCCGAGAGCAGCGGCGCCAAAAGCTGGGAAATCACCCTGCCCAAGCGCCAGTTCATCGGCGTCAGCACCGAGCGCGATACCGGGTTACTGCTGAGCCAGGTGCTCCAACAAATCCTTAATTCTCCCCGCTAGCGAGGCACTGCATGGCACTTGGCAAAGTCAGCGTAAACAATCTCAATTTGGGCCAGGGCGCCGTCACTGAGATCGAACGCTATTTTCTTTTCATCGGCCCGGGCGCAAAGAGCCTCGGCCAACTGATCCCTTTGAACACCGACAGCGACCTGGACAGCGCTCTGGGTGTGCCAGCCAGTGACCTGAAAACCCAGATCACTGCCGCCCAATTGAACGGCGGCGATCGCTGGGCCTGCCTGGCCGCGCCGATCGCAGCAGACGGGGAATGGTCCGAAGCGCTGGAAAACGCCCAGGAGCAGGGGTTTTCGGTCGAGGCGGTGGTGATCACCAAGCCGGTCACAGCTGCTGCACAACTGTCGGCCATGCATGACGCGGCGATCTCGCTGAACAACGTCTACGGCCGTCGGGCTTTTGTGATGGCGGCGAGTGCCGGTATCGACGCGCTGCAGACCTGGGATCAATACCTGCTCGAGCAGCGGGCGATCACTGCAGATTTGGCCGCGCCGCGTGTCCTGGTCGTCCCTCAGTTGCACGGCAATGACCTGGGCGTGCTGGCCGGTCGTCTGGCGAACGCAGCCGTGAGCATTGCCGACAGCCCCATGCGCGTGGCGTCCGGTGCTGTGCTGGGCTTGGGCGCGGTGCCCGTCGATGTCGAAGACAAACCGCTGCCGTCGGCGACCCGTTCCGAGCTGGATAAGGCGCGTTTTTCCGTGTCGCAGACCTACCCGGATTACCCAGGCGTGTTCTGGGGCGACGGCAACATGCTCGACGCGCCGGCGAGTGACTTTCAGGTGGTCGAGTACCTGCGCTTGGCTGACAAAGCCGCTCGCCAGGTGCGCCCGCTGCTGATTCGCCGCGTCGGCGATCGGCGACTCAACAACACCCCCAACAGCATGACTGCCGCGATCAGTGCATTCATGAAACCACTGCGCCGAATGGCCAAGTCCACCACGTTCGCTGGCCAGGTGTTCCCTGGTGAGATCGAGGCACCGAAGGACGGCGACATCGTCCTGGTGTGGCCCAGCAAAACCAAGGTTGAGCTCTACATCAAGATCCGGCCATTCAACTGCCCCAAAGACCTGACGGCCAACATCGCCCTCGACCTTTCCAACGACGATTCGGAGTAACCCCTATGTCCCGTATTGGCGGCAAGAACTTCGACGTGAACCTGGGCGATCTGCTGGTTCACGTTGAAAGCTGCACCCTCGATATCACCGACAACACCGCCGTGGCGCAGAGCAAGGGCGTGCCTGATGGCCACGTCGACGGCGATGTCTCGGCCAGTGGCGAGTTTGAGTTCGACACCAGCAACTTCAACTTGTTGATCGAGGCCGCGCGCACCGCCGGGAGTTTTCGCGGGCTCGAACCGTTCGACTCCGTGTTCTTCGCCAAGGCCGGCGAAGAGGAGCTGCGTGTCGAGGCCTTCGGCTGCAAATTGAAGGTCTCCAGCCTGCTCGGCATCGATCCGAAGGGTGGTGAAAAGTCCAAACACAAGGTGCCGTTTGACGTCACCAGTCCGGACTTTATCCGCATCAACGGCGTGCCGTACTTGGCTGCTGCAGAGATTGAGGGCTTGCGCTGATGTCTTGCCCGTTCGATCGCGCCCAGGCCACGGAGCAACGCCAACGTGACCAGGCGATTGCCGCCCAGTTGGCCCAGCCGCGCCCGATCGGGCCAAGCCGTAGCGAATGCCTGGACTGTGACAACGAGATCCCCAAAGCGCGCCAGGCACTGGGTGGGATCTTGCGTTGCACCCCATGCCAAACACTTTTTGAGAAAGAGGCTCGCCGATGAGCACGAATCAGGCCGCTCAAGACACCGCCATTGCCTTTGTAAAGGCGTCACCGGCAATCGGTGTGGCTGCTACCGGTGCGACAGGTGCTATCGATTGGTCGGCAGTAGCCTACATGCTGACCGCGCTCTACATGGTGCTGCAGATTCTGCTGTTGGCCCCCAAGTACCGTCAGATGCTGCGCGACTGGAAGCGCAAGGTATGAACCTGCGCAACAAGATCGCCACCGGCGCCATTGTGATGGCCAGCGCTTCCTTGCTCGGTTTTCTGGGCAAGTGGGAAGGCGAGGGCCAGAACGTCGTGTACCCCGACAAGCTGGCCCGGGGACTGCCGACCGTTTGTAAAGGCATCACCCGCCACACCAGCCCTTATCCGGTCGTGATCGGTGACTACTGGTCCGACGCTCGCTGCGACCAGGTGGAGCAGCTGGTGATCGAGAAAGGGCAGCTGCAGCTGGCCGACTGCATCACCAATCAACAAGTGGGGCAGAACACCTTCGACGCGCTGAGTAGCCATGCGCACAACTTTGGCGTGCCGAGTACCTGCGCCAGTCGAGCGGTTGGCCTGGTCAACGCCGGACGTATCGCCGACGGCTGCAAAGCGATCGCCTGGGCATCGGATGGCAAAACACCGGTGTGGGCATTCGTTACCGACGCCCAGGGCCGCAAACAGTTCGTTCGCGGACTGCATGCGCGGCGTTTGGCAGAAGCGGAGCTGTGCGCCCGATGACCATTCCGCCACTGCGCCTTGCCGTGTTTCTCCTGCTGTCTGCACTGCTGGTGTGGGCTGCATTTGACCAGGTGAGTGATCAGCTCAGCGCCGCACGCCGAGACCGCGACAGCGCACAGCTTGAAGTGACAGGCCTGCGCGAAGCTGCGCGAATCAGCGGTGAGATGTTGGCTGCTCGCGATGAGATCGATCTTCAACGTACCCAGGAGCTGAGCAATGCGCTCAATCAAAACGATGACTTGCGCCTCGCTGTTGACGCTGGCAGTCAGCGGTTGCGCCTCGCCGCCACCTGCAGCACCCCAAAGCCCGCCCAAACCGGCGCCGGCAGCGTGGCTGATGCAGGCACCGCCGAACTCACAGCAAACGCTCGATCGGATTATTTCACCCTCAGAGATCAACTCGCCCTCAGCCGGCAAATGATCCTGGGTCTGCAGGACCACGTGCGCCGGATCTGCCTGCGCTGACCGTCACCCCTAAATTTGAATGGAACAACACGATGACTGATAAACGCGAAATCACCCTGGAAGTCGGCGACAAGGAATTCACCTTCTCCATGACCCCGCAGGACGTGACCAAATACTTCAACGCCATGACCGCCAATAACAAGGTCGCGCCGTCGCACAACCTGCTCAGCAACACCGTGGCGGCTGAACAGCGCGCTGATCTGAAAGCGTTGCTGACCAACCCGGTGATGACGATGCAGATCGCCGGTGCGCTGCTCGAGGAGTACGCGCCGGACGTTGAAATCATCGTAAAAAAGCCCTCGACCACGCTGAGCGCCTGAGCGAGGACGGACTTGGCCAACTGATGGCCTTGTCCAGTCGCTGGCTACCTGGTCAAGAGCCCACACCCGAGGTGATGGGCACGGCCAAGTGGCTGGAAGACGAACACTGGAAACGCATGGAAATCGCCGTCGCGAACGGCATCGCCCATGCACTGAACGGATAAATACACATGGCTGACCGCGCTGCCCGCCTGGCCTTCATTTTGAGTCTGACCGACAAGGTCACCGCGCCCCTGGGCAAGGTGAAAATGGGATTTTCCGACCTGGCCGAGCAGAGCGAAAAGAACATCAAGACGATGGGCCTGGGGTTGGGCGGTATGGTCGGCGCCGGCGTGGCCATCACTCAATCTTTAGCGCCTGCTCTTGAGATGAATCGCGCCCTGGGCGAGGTTGAATCGTTGGGCGTAGCACAGTATGCCCTGACTGCACTCAATCAGAAGGCTCTGGAATTCTCCGTCGACTATGCCGCCAGTGCCCGCGATTTTGTGGCGTCGGCGTCCACCATCGACGGGGCCATCAAAGGCCTGAGCGCGAGTCAGCTGGCCTCGATCACCAACACCAGCAACGTGTTGGCCAGGGCCACCAAGGGCGATGCGGAAACCCTGAGCGCCTACGTCGGCACCATGTACAACCTGTTCAAAGGCCAGGCTGACGCCATGGGCAAAACCGAATGGGTCGAAAGGCTGGGCGGGCAAACCGCGCTGGCGGTGAAGCTGTTCCGCACCGACGGTGCGCAGTTGAAGGACGCCTTCAAGGAAGTCGGTTCGATCGCGACCACAGCGGGCGTGGACCTGGCCGAGCAGTTTGCGGTGATCGGCTCGCTCAGCAGCACCATGGAAGGCGGCGACGCTGGTGGGATCTACAAGTCATTCTTCGAGAACATCGGCAGCGCGTCGGACAAGCTGGGGATGAAGTTCGTGGACCAGAGCGGCAAGTTGCTGCCGATGATCGACATCCTCGGCAAGCTGGAGGGCAAATTCGGTGATCTGAACAGCGCGTCGACCGGCACGAAACTGATTGAGGCTTTCGGCGGGGAGGGCGCTCGCGTGATCACGGCATTGGCCAAGGACACCGACCGCCTGCGCATTGGTATGGAGCAGTTGGGCAAAGTCCGGGGTCTGGAGAATGCCGAGCAGATGGCCAAGGCCATGGTGGATCCATGGGCGCAGTGGACGTCCCTGGTGGAAAGCATGCGCGCCCTGTTTGGTCAGGTGCTGATACCTGTACTGGCTCCGTTCATGGAAAAGATGGTAGCGATCGGCAAGGCGCTGATGCGCTGGGTGACGCTCTTTCCCAACATCACCCGCGTGATCGGCATCACCACGCTGACCATCTTCGGCGTCATTGCCGGCATGTCCCTGCTGACGCTGGCTGTGGGCATGTCGAAGATGGTTTGGCTGGGGATGCTGACGGTTTGGAAGCTCCTGAACTGGACCGGCTACCGCAGTATCGCGATGTTCCTGTTTCACACCGTGATGACCATCGCCTTCGTGGCCGGCCTGGTGTTGCTGTACAGCTGGATGGGCCTGGTCAAAGTCGGGATGCTCGCTTGGCAAGCGGCTATCTGGCTCGTGAATGGTGCGCTGCTGGCCAACCCGGTCCTTTTGATCATTGTCGGGATCGTGGCCTTGGTCGCGGCGGTGGTCGCTGCCGTCTACTACTGGGACGCATGGACCTCGGCGCTGCTCAACAGTGACGCGTTCAAATGGGTCAGCGATCAATTCAAAACCCTGTCCGACTGGTTTAGCTCGATGGGCGGCTGGTCGGCCATGGCCAAGGGCGCATGGGACAGCATCGTCAGCGTCTTCTACAAGGCGATCAACAGCCTGATCGAGATGATCAACAGCATCCCGGGCGTGAACATCGAGGCACGGTTTGGCGGCATGCCCGAAGTGCCTGGTGTCGACGCGGCGGTGAACGCGGCCAGCACTGCCAGCGCCGCGCAGAAAGCCCAGCAGACCATCAATGCGGCCATCCCGAGCCTTTCGCCGTCGCGGGCATCGTCTGTGCCCCCGGGCGGCCTGCTGACCAGCATTCAAAACACCAGCAGCCAGAACAAGGGCACGCACGTCGAAAACGTGAACATCCACACCGCCAAGCCAATGACCCCGCTGGAGCTGGAAAACATGGTCGCGATGGGAGTCGGTGGATGAGCCTCTACATCGATCTGCTGATCACCAACAACGACCTGACCCTGGATCCCTCGAACCAGCCGTTGCTGGTGGACGATCGGGCCAGCATCGCCCAGGACATCGGTCACATGATCCGCGAAAGCGGGCTCCTGGTGACTCTGGTCGCCGAGCGCGACCGCTTCCGTCAAGCCGACTGCATCCAGCAGCTGGAACTGTTGGTCGAGGCGGACGTGCGCCTGGTGCCGGGCACCGTCCGCATCCTGGAGGAAGGGAAGGGCCAGTACCTGGTCACGGCCAAAACCGTTGAATTCGGATCTGTCGAGGTAGTGCTGTGAGTGACGTAGATTTCAAACAGGCGTTGAGTGACGCCGGCATCCCGACCACCGAGGCCAAGCTGCGCGCCGCCTGGGAACTTGAAGTCGTCGCCCAGGGCAGCAAGTTGAGCAATACCAGTGCCTGGTCGCCGTTCTGGCGGGTGATCACCGCCCTGGGGACCAAGCCGGTCATGTGGCTGATCGACTTCATCGCCGGCACCGTGTTGCCGAACTTCTTCGTGAAGACGGCCAAAGGCGCCTGGTTGGACATGTTGGCCTGGGCGGTCAACGTCACCCGTAAGCCGGCAACTAAAGCCGAGGGGTTGTTGCTGTTCACCCGCAGTGCGCTGGCCGGCTTGCTGGAAATTCCGGCCGGGACCCGTGTGCAGTCGATCGCGATCAACGGCAATGTCTACGAGCTGGTGACAGTAGCAGCGGCCAGCTTTGTCGATGGCGAATCCCAGATCCGCGTGTTGGCCCGAGCGAAACAGGCGGGCAGCGGTTTCAATCTCGCACCAGGTTACTTTTCAATTCTCCCGGAGCCCGTACCCGGGGTGGTCCAGGTGGTGAATGCTGACGGCTGGCTGAGCCAACCCGGCGCGGATACCGAGCCTGACGACGAGCTGCGCCTGCGCACACGCAACCAGTTTTCGGCGGTCAACCAGTGGCACACCGATGCGGTGTATCGCGCCATGATTGCCGCGTTCCCGGGCGTGCAGCCCGATGGCGTTTATTTTGAGCACAACGCGCCCCGGGGCCCCGGCAGTGCCAACGCCTTTGTGCTGTTCGAAGCCGACTCGCCGGCGGATACCTACCTGGCTGGAATCAACAACTACATCCGCGACCAGGGCAACCATGGCCACGGCGATGACCTGCTGGTGTTGGAGATGCCCGCCACGCTGCACGACGTCAGTTTGACGGTCTGGCCCAAGGCCGAAGTTGGTGCCGAGCGCTGGCCAGCGTTGAAAGCTGACGTTGAGCTGTACATCCGTGCTGCGTTTCGCGAGAGCACGGACAGCGACTACCAGCCAACGCCGACGCTGACGCACCCGCAATCGCGCTTTTCCTTCAGCCGCCTGGGTGAGGAGCTGCACCAGCAATTCCCGGGCATCGACTCGCTGCATTTCGACAACGCCGACATCATTTCCGAGCTGACCATTCCGCGCCTGTCCGCTGTTGAGGTGGTGCTGAATGCTTAAGTTGAGCCTGCCTTTTTGGCTCGATGGTCCGGAGCTGGCCAAGCTCAAGGCGGCCGCGCAATCCTGGTGGGGCAAGGTTGAAAACTGGCTGCACTGGCCATTGCTGCAGATGGACGCCGAGACTTGCCACCTGAGCGTGCTCGATCTGCTGGCCTGGCAACGCGACATCCAGCGTTTCCACGGTGAGCCCGAGCGGCTGTACCGACTGCGTGTGAAGTACGCGTTTATCAATGCCGTCGACGCAGGCAGTACCGCCGGCATGGTCCGCATTTTCGAACGCCTGGGCGTGGGTTATGTGGAGATCCAGGAGCGCCTACCGGAACTCGATTGGGACGTGGTTTTACTGCACCTGTCCGACACGCAGTTGAGCGAAAACCCGGTGTTGCTGCGCGTCCTGATGCAGCAATACGGCCGCACCTGCCGGCGCTATGACTTCGTCACGATCACCCCCGTGAAACTGAACATCGGCGTGGCCGACTTCAACGACGACCAGCAGACCCTGATCGCCACCCTGGACGACAGCCCAAGCCGCCTGGTCGTGATCAACGAGCTCGCATTGCTCACCTTTTTGAATGACCCCTTGAGGAGCACCCATGGGAGCTAGCATCACCCTTGCCGGCGAGAGTCTTATTGCCCAAAAGCAAGGCGCTGGGGAGAAGCTTGAGATTGCTCGCTTCGTTCTGGCCCTTGTTCCAGGCCTTGATCCGAACGCCCCGGTGGATCGTGCAGCCGGCAAGCCGCCGGCGGCTCAGATTGTGTTCACCAAAGCCTATGATCGTAAAGGCTACGTCAGCCCCAACCAGGTGATCTACAGCCTGATGGTGGGTTCTGACGTCGGTGATTGGGATTTCAACTGGATTGGTTTGGAAGCTGTCGGGGGCGAGCTGCTGGCCGTTGCGACGGTGCCAGTACAGCAGAAGCGCAAGAACATTCCGCCGCTGCAGATCGGCAACAACGTCACACGCAACTTCCTGGTGGAATTCAACGGTGCCCAGGCGCTGACGGGCATCACCGTCGACGCCAGTACCTGGCAGCACGACTTCACGGTGCGCTTGAACGGCATCGATCTGCGCGAGCGCTTGAGTAATCGCGACGTGTTTGGCCGGGTCTGCTACCTGGCCGACAGCCTGCAGATGGAGCGCAACAGCTTTGGGCTGTACCAGATCAAGGCGGGCATTGCCTACGTGGAGGGGATTCGCGTCGAGCTGGCCGAGCCTGTCCAGGTGCAACTGCCGGCGCTACCGGTCAAAGCCTGGCTGGACGTGGCACTGGCCCGCGAAGGCAGTGATGCGATCGCCGCCTGGAAAGTAGTGTTCGGGGCGGTGAAGACAGACTACATCGACAGCAACGGGACGTCGCATTACGTGGTGGAGCTGGCCAGCGTAGCCGTGTCGGGAACCATCACCGATCTGCGCCTAAGCGAGCCGATCACCGGCGCCCTGGTCAAGCAGTTCGCGCTGCGCAACGGCGACTACGAGAACCTGCGCGCTCGTGCTACGACCAAGGACGACGTTGACCTGGGCGAGCTGCCCAACGCCAAAAGCGACGACCCGGGCACGGACAGCAGCGAGGTTCTGGCGACCACCAAGGCACTCAACGCGCTGCGCAAGATCATTGCCGACTCCGAGGTCGGACGGATCGGCACGTTCGCCATGGCCACACCACCGCCGGGATGGTTTCGGGCCAACGGCGCGGCGGTGTCGCGCACGGTATATGCCGCGTTGTTCGCCAAGATCGGGACCACTTACGGCGCCGGCGACGGCGTCAATACCTTCAATCTGCCGGACCCACGCGGCAAATTTATTCGTGTCCTCGATGACGGGCGGGGCATCGATGTCGGTCGGGTATTGGGTAGCTCTCAGGCCGACGAAATTCGCAGCCACACCCTCAGCGGTAGCACCGCCGGCGCGGGTGCCCACACGCCTACGGCATCGACCGGGACCGCCGGTAACCACGCGCATTACGTGCGATCGGGCACATTCACACCGGATGGCGTTGATAGTTCCGGCGACATCACCGAGCCGCGGAACATCGTCAATTACGGCGAACCAGGAGCGCACGACAAGCTGACCAGCGAAGGCGGCTCGCACACCCACCCAGTGACGGTGAACCCCGTACCTGATCACATTCACGCCGTCACCCTCAGCTATGTCGGGGGCACGGAAACACGCCCGCAAAACATCGCCTTCCTTGCCTGCATTAAATATTGAGACGCGCCATGGAAACCAAAATCGTCTACCAAACCGATCACCTGGGCATCTTTACCGGCGAAACCGTGGCCGATCGCTCACCACTGGAAACGGATGTCTGGTTGATCCCTGGCGGATGCGTCGAAGTCGCGCCGCCGACGGTGCCGGAAAAAAAGGCAGCCTTTTGGGACGGTCACCGCTGGCAGCTGGTGGACTCCTACCAGGGGCTGACGGCCTACAACATCGAAACCAGTGAGCCCCTGGTGATCGAGCGGGCGGGCAGCTTGCCGACGGGGTACACGCTGGAAGTGCCAGGCCCGGGCCAAATCTGGAGCAATGGCCAGTGGATCGACGACATCCCAACGGTGATTGAGCTGCGTTACGTCGCCCAGCTTTTGGCGGTCAACACCGCTTGCCTGCAGGAGATCACCGGCGGGTTCTGGTCGTCAGCGTTGGGCGATCGCTTTTTCTATGAAACCGAGCTTGAGGATCAACTGAACCTGACCGGCATGATTCTGCGCGGCTTGGACGGTGGCTATGCCTGCCGCGATGAGTCGGGCGTGAAAGCCTTCCGGGATCACACCATTGAGCAGCTGCGCCAGATCGGCGACGAGTTCACCGAGTTCAAGCAGCAGCGCCTGCGCAAGATCAACGAGCTCAAGCAAGCCTTGGCGGCGGCGCGATCGACATCGGACCTGGATGCACTCAACGCCGTACTGTGGGAGTCCGTGCCGGTATGACTTGGGCTCCCATCACCATGCACTGGCCCGAGCAATCCACTCAGTGGCTTGCCGACCTCGAGGCGGCGAAAAATCTGGCCAGCAACGAGCTCACCAGCACCGGGCAACGCCTGGAAGGGTTGGCGGATCTGGCCACGACTTCACCCGGTCCGGTCGGTGCTGCCGCTGAAGCCGCCGTGGCCGCTGGCCGCGCAGGGTTGACCGATGCCCTGGGCGAAGTGCCGGCGTGCCTGGCGGTGACGCCATTTCAAAGTGGTGTCGGGCAAGGGCGTGGCTACCAGCGTTATCTGTCCGCGCCCAACCTGCTGCAGCAGCTGGGCGAGAAGCTCGAGGACACCGGCGATGACGGACGTCCGGCGGGTTCGCAATACGCCTTGGCCGTGATGTTTCTGGGTACGCGCTACGACAAGTTCGCGGCGACCTTGTCCCGATTCAATGCCGTGTTGCCCATGCCCGACCTGCAGCGCGCCGAGCGTCGAGCGAAAAACCTGTTCGCCCTGGACGCTGAAAAGTGGGAGCTGCCCACTGCCGGCACGTTGCCGCGCTGGGGCGCGCTGCCGCTGGAACGGTGCACCGTGACCAAGGCCGCCACGCAAGCGCTGAACGGTCAGCTGTCGGCATTGGAGAGCTACGCGGACAGTTCGCCGATGGCCGATCTGGGGCGGTTGGCTGCTCGCAAAGCCAGCCAGGCACAAGCACAGGCGCAGAAATTGGCCGACCTCAAGGCGCCGTTCGCCGGCGGCACGGCAGACGACACCATGCGCGCGCGCCTGATCGGTCCGGGTAATGCCGCCGAGTTGCGTCGCCAGCTGCTGCAGGGAGAAGCACCTGGTCACGAGTGGGGGCTGTCCGCTGGATTGCTCCTGGTCGGATCCCTGAAGGGGTTGGGCTTTGTTCGGGAACTGGTGGGCCTATGACCTTACTGCTCGATGGCGAACAGGTGCGCGGCAAAAACCTCAAGGTCACGGCCAACCTGCGAATCGAAAGCGACGATTTGTCCGGACAGACCAGCAACACCGATTCGGCCCACAAAGGATTCAAGCCCAAGACACTGGCGGTCACGCTGCAGATCCCTTTCGTCGATCACACGTTTTTACGCAATTTGATGCGCCTGGCTGAAGCGACTGAATCCGGTGGCCAACTCAAAACCTACCGGCTCGTCAACGACACCGCGTCAGCCTTTGGCGTGCGTCAGGTGCAATTCTCCGACGGCGTCAGCGCCCGGGAAGACGATTCGCTGAGGGCCTGGCTGGTTCAATTCACGCTGTCGGAAAAGCTCTCCAACCCCGAGCGAGTCGAGACGCGCCGAGCTGCGAAGGGCGTGACGCAACAAGGCGCCCCGGGGCAGTCCGTCACTGCTCCAGGTGCAAGCGAAACCGACGCACCAGGTCAGGAGCTGACCGGCTTCGAAGCCACGCTGAAAAAGCTGGATAACTACCTGGGCGGTGGAGCATGAAGCTGCACAAGGTGCTGACTATCGCCGGCGTGGTGTATCCCCTGGTCAGCGATGACGTTCGCCTTGAACTGCGAACCCCGGGGCGAGCAACGCTGACCATCCAGGCAGCGGCGCCGGTAAAAGGCTTGGTAACGCTGGATATCGGCTACAACGACAGCCCGCTGCAGCGCCACTTTATTGGCTACGTCGAGCGCTGCACGCCGTCCAACGCGATCGAGCAGGTGCTGTTCTGCCGCGAGCTGGCCGCAATCCTGGCCAACCCATTGCCGATCAACCTGCGCCATGCGGATCTGAGCACCGTTTTGGCCGACATCAACCAGAAAACCGGGCTGAGTTTTCGCGTGCCTGCCAAGGCTTACGCCAAGGTTAAAGCCCCGTTCTTTTACAACCTGGCCGCCGGTTACCAGGCCATGGACAGCTTGTCCCGGGTGTTCGGGATTCCCGACTTCATTTGGCAGCAGCAAGGCGATGGTGAAGTGTTTGTGGGCAGTTGGGCCGACAGCTTTTTCGGTTCCCGATCGCCGCTGCAGCTGCCGGTCGAGCTGTTCAATGGCTATCAAACCAATCAGAGCGCGATGATCGCGGCCCTTCCCGGGTTGCGACCAGGTGCATCCATCAACCAAGGCGAGCGGATCACCAACGTGACGCTCACCGGCAACCAAATGGCGATCCGATGGAAGACGCAATCCGCCGCAGCGTAGAGCGGCAATTTCCCGAACTCACTGGCGGTTATCACCTGCCGCGCTTTGCCCGGGTGGTGGGTGTGGCCGATGCTCCGGCCGGCGCCGGGATCTGCGACGACTTCCGTCCACGCTTTGCCGTGGACCTCGAGCTGCTGGGAGAAGATGACGAGCCCGATCCGGCGTTACCGGTGCTGGCCGGCGTGCCGCTGCCCATGCCTATGGGCGGTGACGAGATGGGCTTTTTCGCCTTCCCCGAAGAGGGCGCCCGAGTGGTCGTCTCCTTTGCCTACGGCCTGCCGAGCAAGCCCTTTATCCAGGCGATCCTGCCGCATGGCCTGAGCCTGCCCAAGCTGCCGAAAGGTGACCAGGTATGGCAGCACAGTGAGGCTGCCCAGCAGCGCGTCGATGCGGACGGCAACTGGCTGCGTCAGACCGAAAGCCGGATCCGTGACCAGTCGATCGAGCGGGAAGTTGAGAGCCTGACCAACGCGGAGCGCCACCAGAGCAGCAAGGTGGAAGTGGACAACCATTCGACCGAGTCAGTCGGGGGTATCAAGACGCTGGAGGCGATCGGCGCGCTCAAGTTGTTGTCGGGTGGGTCCGCCAGTCTGGCCGCACTGGATGACCTGCACCTGGCCAGCGGTCGCGACCTCAACCAGGTCGTGGCCCAAAAACTCAACCTGACCGTGGGTGGTGAGCTGCAGGAGCGAATCAAAGGCGTCCGCCACAGCATCGCCGCCAAAACCTGGCTGGGTTCTGAATCGGTGAACGTGCTCCAGGTGCTGTGCGATCTGATCGACCTGGTCACCGAAATGAACGGGCAGATCGCCACCCACATGCACGGCTCCAGCCCAGTTCCGAGTAACGCGGGTGAGTTCATTGCCGACGCCGCATCTGCCGCATTGCTGGCACAACAACTCAAGCCCATTACCGCTTAAGAAGGACTAAACGTGGAGCTGAAAACCTACTTTCCACAAGACACCGCGGGCAACTTTTTACCCCTGGCGACTTGCTACCTGTACCGACGCGGTACGGAAAATCTGGTGTCTGGCCTGGTGAAGGCGAACGGTGTGGCGCTGACCAATCCCTTTACCGGCAACGCCGAGGGACCGGTTCAGTTTTCGGCGCCGAACGGCATCTATGACTTGCGTATCGTCAAAGGCACCTTGGATTTTCGGATGCCGATTCAATTCAACGACGTGACCGAGGACGTTGCCGCCGCCGTGGCTTCGGCTGCGCAAGCCGCGATCATTGAAGCCTATGTTCGGGACAACCTGTCGCTGTTACTGGCGCAACTGAACGCGATCATCTCCGACCCGCAGAACGCTGTTAACTCGTGGGACATTCAGGCTAAAGGCTTCGACCTCCTGCAGGGTGTGGCGACGTATGGCGTGGTTTCCAATCGCTTAGGCGCCTGGCAGATGCCCGCCGGGAGTGCGGCCTACTTGGCGATGCCGATCGCTGTGCCCTCACATTGGAGAAAGATGGACGTCTATGTGTATTGGGTAAACATGGCTGCCAACGACGGCAATGCCGTGATGGGGGCCGAGGTTCACCAATGGGCACCAGGTGAATCCATGAACGTTACCCCGGCGGGTAGCTCCAGCATCATCACCGCCAACCCGGTGCCCTGGGCGGTGAACGAATCAAAAATCGCGGCAGACCTTCCACTCGATCCCACCCGAACAGTGACTTTGCGTATTGCGCGTCAAGGCGCATCGGCCAACGACACCTTGGCCAACGCCCTGGGCATTTTGAAAGTCCGCATTCAGAAAAAATAACTACCCCAAGGAATCTATATGAGCACTTCGATCGGCGTACCCATCAAGACCATCACGTTTGGCCAACCTGAATTTGAAGGGCAGCAACTTCAAATGCTGGGCCAAATCACGTTTGAGGATGACAGCACGTTAGAGCACCGCTGCTTGTTTGATGAGCAGGTAATTGCCAGCCACACGCCAGCCGAACTTCAAACCATCGGTATTCAATTAATCACCGAGGCCGCGCTTCGTCATGTGCAAGGTGGGTTCGATAGCTTAGGCACATCGGTTCAGGGGTAGGGATGATCATTACACCGACTTGGCGGCGTGGGGCTCAAAGCCCTGCGATTATGCGGATCTTGCCGCCTAACCCTCTGTACGTTGATACGGTTCGTGGAACGGCCGGCGGCAAGGGCACATATGACTCCCCCGTCAACTCGCTGGGAATTGCGCATGCACTGTGTGCCGGTCTGGGTTTTTGGATAATCCGGGTTCGTGCCCCCGAGTCCCATCCTTTGCGCCAGGAGATCGTTTACGAATCCACCATGCTGTTGCAGGTCGAAGGGTTAGACGCCGAGCCTTGGTACATCTATGCGTCGGAGATCCTGGCGGGAAGTTGGGCCAGCTCTGGTCCGGTTTATTCAAAGGTTTTGAACTACACATCTCTCACTCAAGTAGTAGTCACATCGCTTACCGAGTCGATTGCTGGCAAAAGCTTTCACCCCAAGTTGCTGCTCAATACCTTGACCCCGACCACACCTGGCCTCGGGGAGTTTGGTTACCAGGGCGGCAAACTGTATGTGCGCCTTTGGGACGACTCAGCGCCGTCTCTGCATACGTTGGAAGCAGCACGGCGCAACACCTGTCTGAGCACAGTCGGGTTTGGCGCTTTGACCATCAAGGATGTGGTTGCGCGACATGCCCTGGTCAACTGCCTGCATAACGGTCGCTTCGGGCAGCCCGAGGGCACCGGCAAGTTATATGTCCAAGACTCACTCGCCGAGTATGCCGTTAACGGCGGGGTCGGTGCGGCGGGGCAGAATGAGGAAACCATCTGTACCCGAGTCGAGGTGAATCGCATTTCAAACGACGCCTTCAACCTGCACGCCCTGACCGGGGTAGGGTATATGGAGCTGAGGGCATGCAAAGGGAAATACTCTGGCGACAAGCCCGGGCAGTCGGCACAGGGAGCGTCTTGCCATGAGTCCACTCACCTGGTGCTTAAGGGGGGGGAATACAGTGGGAGCGTGTCCGGCGGCATGGTGGCCATCGAAAAATCCCGCTGCGATATTCATGGAGACACTGAGTATGGCCCAGTAATCATGGAGGGCAACATGCGCTTGGGTAACACGCCAGGGCCTGTTTCCACTCAAGCAGGCTGTTCCTGGAACGACTCGGCCAGTGGTGTGGTAACCGGGGACGTAAGCGTATTGGACGGAAAGGGTGTCGGGGTGCGGGCAACCGCGATGATAGAGGGTGTGAACCTCATTAAGTCGATAGGGAATGCGCTTCCAGACCTCATTGCTGCATGATTTTCCCGTAACTTAGTCAAGCCCGCTAACAAGCGGGCTTTTTTTTAAATTTTAACTTCCCTGCAGAACTGAGTTAACAAAGGTTCGTTGATAATCTCGGGCTTAATTGGGCGATTATACTTAGGATACCAAATAGCACGAACCTCTCGTTGTAGTTGAAACTCAGGCTCCTTGATGCGTGTCGCAGACACCCCCCAGTCATTTCCGTTCCATGTCTCACTTCTTGTTTTGTAAGTAACTGCTTCAATGATTGGCATCTTCTTTTTTAGGGGCGTGATCGCGTTTAGTGCGGCCGTAAGGCGCTTATAGAAAAAATGCGAGTTGAATATTTCGATGCACATATCTGCACCTTCAAACTGGTCCATCACCTCTTGGGAAAGAGCATATGACGTGCAGTGTATATAACAGTTAGGGTCGTTAAATCCTTGCGTTAGATGAACATTCGAAATCATCACATTTTCACATTCAGGTGAGAATTTAATTGCCCGAAAGTTATTTAGAGCCTTGCCGTGAATTCCCGATGCATTTCCACCGATCCAGTGCCCTATTCTGTGACTTACTGATTTAAGTCCTTCGTTTGGATCGGTAATGCCGGGCTTATGTTCAAGGTTTCTAAAGTCATGGAGAGTGCCAATTCGCAAGTTTCCCCTCTCTAACAAGGACGAGGTGTATTTAGCACTTCCATATTTATAAAGCTTCCTCATGTCCCCACCTGTTAGGTTATGTGCTAATCGCCATCCTCGCACGAGGATGCTCCAAAAAACTACTCTAAGCGGCACCACCAGGACTGCGCGTAGGCACAACCATCAATGTACTCGATACCGCTCAACACAAAACCTGTATGGGCCATCCCCGCCAAAGTCGCGTCCAGTAACCGTGGTAAAGGATCTGGATCAAGAGGCATGCCAACGTCTATGCGGGCGACGTTAGCGCTGCGACCGAGATCTAAACTGGTTTCCGAGTTCACCATGACATTCCCTATGATCGCTTGATAGCGTCGCCGCTCCTGCGGAGTGAGGGCCACACCTTGGCGCCGCATGGGGGTAACGAGCATATGCATGATCTACCCCTGCCACTCGCCACTTTGGCGATCAAGCAACGCTTCCACTGCGTACGCTAATGCCCCATCTGCCTGCTCAAGCAGATCGCTGAGATCATCGCGATCAATAACCCGTTCCTCGTGCAGCGCGTGGGCTTGTCTTAATAGCGTCTTGTGGTGGGATCCTGGTGTCGCAAGCAAAGCGACATCGTCCTGAAGCAGCCGCTGCCACTGTGCGAGAGCAATCGCCTTCTCGGGCGGTGCATCCAACTTTCTCTCGATCATAACCACCGCCATCTAACTCACTGAAAATAACTGTATGTATGAACAGTATAACGGGAGTGGATAGGTTGGCTACGTCAGTCCGATGAAAAGGCCGGCTAGGGTATTGAAGAGCTACCACCGGCGCAAAATCCCCAAGCTAAGAAAAAACCGCTGAAAAAAGCACTTATCCCCCTCCCGCCGACGGGCCTTGCGTCCTTTTTGTGTGCAAATCCGGATGTAGTGCAAACGACCCTGCAGCCTAGGCAGGCCACGGGGCGCTGCAGGGGATCGACCATTGCTCAGTGTGAAAAGTTTTGAAGGAAAATGCAGCGAGGTTGCACAGCGGCGCTCAGGGGGTGTCACGGACGGGGTCGCGATGGAGGCCCCGGTTTCATTGGGTGAAAACTTTTAAAACATGGATTTCGGAGGGTTTTCGAATACATGCGCGATCTTTTTTGAGCGGAGATTGATGGTGTACGAAAAGAGGCGGAATTCTCTGCAAGCCACGGCCGGCGGGGGCTATGGCGTGTTTGATAGATTTCAAAGGACTGTAGGGGATCGACCATCATATTTGCCGTTATGCAGCCAATTCGGATTAGCTGAAAAAACGTCGTTTTGTTGAGAGTGGTTTATATGATTGTCGAATCGATTACCGACCGTCCACAGAGCCAAAGCCTTCGAATAACTCCGGCCCTGAGAACTTTGGGTTTCGCTGCAAAGAGATTGAGGTGGGGTGCGTAGTTCTCATCCCATCGTGATGAAATACGTATTCCGCTCTTAAATTAATAACTACACCCATAACTGCAGCAATACGAGACGATATTTTCCCGCGTTTTATTAGCGAATCTATTGCAGTGGTAATCGCATCATATCCCCCTGGGGCTGTCGTTGAGATTCCAATCACAACAATACCTCCGAGATTGCCAGTGATTTGGCTTTTCGCTTTTTTTACTTGCTTCTCAATTATATTTTGGAGCCTTCCCATCCCCGGAGGTTCACTGGGCCATTGAAGTTCGCTAGGTGCCTTAACTTCAATTGAAACCTTGTCAGAGGGGCTCATGTTGATATAAAGATCTGGTGATTGTTCTCTAGATATGCTGGGGTTTGTGAATCCTATGTTGTTGCCTAGATCAGCCAGATAACCTGCTGCAATCAATTGTGTGACTGTATGATGAAACTCTAAGATCCAACCTCTACACATTTGGTCGAATAGTGCGTGATGCTCCCATCTAGTGATCTGCACTGGAAGTAGCTTGATGTAAGAAATTGCCGCATTGTTCTCGGCTTTTCCTAAATCGATGCCGCCCTCGCTTATTTCTTGCTTTAGATGCGTAATTGCCCATGCCAGGGGGGATTCTAAAAATTTATCGTTTTTACTTTTTAATGCTCTTTCGGCAGATGCAATATGCTTTTCGAATCCACCTTGGCAGAGATCGTTGATTTTGCTTGCAAAGTTATCAAGTCCCGGGATAGTTAGCTGGAGATCAGCGTTGCCATAAGGCCTTATGGTTGTTTTGGATTGGATTCTTTCGGCTACATATTCAGATATTATTGAGGTCTTATTGGCTAGTATTTTTGTCGGCTCTGTAGCAGGGTAATAGGGGCCTTGTATTATTATAAGCGAGTAAGGAAGGGTTTCACCTTTCGGCCACTCCTGTGTTTGAGTGATAGTTTTGCAGGAGTGGCACTGCAAATTTAACTCTATATATAATCTTGCTTCATATCCTTCTATTAGTAAGTTTCCACATGGGCAACATAGGTTTTCTACGCCCTCGCCAATGAAAACCGGAAAGTCTCCTTCTTGGGTAATTACCAAACGTTGCGTATTTGCTATTTGGTTTTCTAGTGTGGTCATTGAATTCTTCGCCTTAGCCCATTTTCCGATGAGTGAGAAATAGATCGGTCTATTGATGCAGGTCTTAACACGCCATAGGGCTCACGGACGGCATCAGGGGGCGAGCCCTGGTGCTAACGTTTTGCCGGTGTCGATTTGAGAAAGTCGGCACCATTAATGATCTGCATTTGAGAATTTAAAGCAATAAATGTTCGTTTTGGTGAATAGATTTGCCTACTGCAGTAATGAGCAACACGGGAATTGCACCCCGCGACAAGAAACGGGCTTGCAATTTGGTACTCGCTATCTCCGTCGAACGTTCCGACTAAAATTAAGCTTTTAGTCAGCGGAAACAACACTTCTGTGTCACGCATGGCAAAACCTGGGCTGTACCTATACATGGCAGGCACCTCGGAGGGGTTTCTCCAAGTGAGCGACACAGGGTGGTCGCTGGTGATGAAGTGACCATTTGCTGGATCTACTCTGTAGAGCATCCAGTTCCGCTTCGCGAGCAGAGGTAATACAGTTTCATGCATAACCTCTTCTGAATGCAGGTGACTTTCGTTGGATACCTGTATGTCGTATTCGCCACTGTCAAAGAATTTTTTGACGTCCTCATAGGATGCTTGGTTGTCTGTGATTTTTTCTTCAGCCTTAATTTTGGCCGTAATAGTCTCGTAGACTTCGGGATGGGCCAAAACCATGCTCATCGAGATTTTGGCAATTTGAGCATGGAATTTACGCATGCTTTCTCTGCGTTCTGGGTGGCGAACTGCCAGCAATGCGATCAGGTTCAGAATTGTGTTTCTCGCATCACCTTGAAACTGGTTAGTCGAGTCAATTTCGGTGACAGCTGGGGCTATTAGGGATTCGAATTTCCCCATTCCGGACTCGATAGCATTAGCATCCATCCCAGGGACAGCGATCCGGTTGAAATCTCTCACTGCGCAGACATTTCGCGGGACGGTTTCGAATCGCTTGCCAGTGGAAATGTCGAAAACAGTGAATTTCGATTTTTTCGATTCCCCTTCCGTAAAAGCCCTGAGATAAGTTTGTGGCACGTAATGGTGATTTCTCGCGTCAGTGCTCAT